GAAATTGATAAGTATACAGGGTAAACAAGAACATAAGCACAAAATCAGTCAACGCGCATGATGCCAGGATGCAGGCTGAGGAAAAGATTCCAGCACCGCAACAAGGCAGCATAAGCGCGTTCATTGTGAGTCAAATCGAGCTCATTGAAATTGACAGCAATATAATCACGCATGATGTTAGCCCACGTGCGTTTGACAGGGGGTGGAGCATCCCCTTCAATCCAACGCAGGAAGGTGTCAACTATGTGCTGCCTCTTCAGACGGGAATGCCAAGTCATGCCAGTACGTTGGTGGTGTCCCGCGGCACCAACAAGGCCATAGTACATTTGCTCTGAAAGAGCAGCAGCATATTCAGCCTTGAGGTCACTGAGCTTGGTTTCATACTCCTCGAGCTGATCCTCGTATTCGTAAACTTGGGCACGAACCCGGGAAACAGCGGCATCGAACTCCCGGTTGTCGAGTTGAGGCAAAAACCCAACAACTCGGGACCCAGTGGGGTCTGGGCCAGAGCTGAGGAGGTCTTCTTCCAAATGGACATTTTTGGCAGCCCAGTGCAATATAGAGTTGAAAGCGGTGGTGATCTCGTTCGTCAGGTTCCAACGAACAGCAGGGCCAATGGCCATGCCAGAAGGACCGAGGCGAGGGCCAAACCAATCAGGCACTTCAAACTTCAGTGCATCAGGACCAGGGCCAACGCTAAAGTTTAGGGATGTGGCACCACTCCCAGTGACAGCAACAGACCTGCCACTATCATACTTCCTAACTTCAGCGAGGCGCATTTTCTCCGCGACACCCCAGGAATCAACCAGGGCTCGCAAAGAAACGTTGGAGCCGGCGGCGCCGGCAAGCAGTTTTGGCATCATGTCAGCTATGTCAGACATGGTGAAGCCAGAGCACAACAGAGCTGAAACCCGTTCAAAATCATCAGGTGCGACATACTCCGGCAGACCTTGCACTCTCCAGACAATGCAAGTCCCATTGTTGGTGCGACCTGTGCGGCCCCGACGCTGTTTGATAAGCGAAGCGGGGGCAGTATATGTCACCGGTTCATTCTTACCCGTCTTGCGGGAAGGGCGCACCTCCAATATGGTGTTAGTGGTGAAAACCACATCAACAGCGGGAATAGTTACACCAACGTCTGACACCGAAGTCGTGATGATAACAGAAGCATTGTCAGGGATATCAGTTTGGCCAGACCGAATGCAACAGACGACACCGTGTTGGCCAGACAAGGTCGTGCCACCACGCAAAAGCCTTTCCAAGGATTCCTGCTCCTTAATCGTGTTCACAAACACAAGGTGCTTGGAGTACGGATTTGTGCCATTGATGTAAGTGACCACAAAGTTGTAATAGGCTAACATGGACGCAGCGTAGGAGGCATCACGGTCAGTGATAGCAGCCACGCGAGCGAAACTGGGGTCATTGAGGAAGTGTGAAGCCTCGAGATCAGTAATTTGCCAGTCGGCAACGGTCTTAACAGGAGCGAGCTGGCAGTTTTCATATTGCCAAGAGGAGGGAGTTGCTGTGGTGAGAATCACAGGTACTGGCTTTGAAATAAGCCAATCCCTGATGAAAGCATGCAATGGCTCCTCAATGTGGCACTCGTCAACGACAAACAACGTCTCCTCTGTGACCCAGGTCGGATGAAGGGCAACTTCAAGTGGAGTGACGTAAGCCACATCTGCTGAGGGGTCACCTTTCATGTTTGAGGTGTAGCCAGTCACAGACATGTTGTATTGTCTTTTCATGTAGGGGACAACACCCTCGACAATCGCTGCACGTGGCTCGACGACAACAATGCGTTTGACACTGGGCCGGTGCAGCCGGACCAAAGCACGCAAGCGCTCAATGAGGGCTGTGGACTTGCCGCTGCCAGTAGGCGCCTCCACAAGCATTGGGATGTCAATCTTCATGTTGGGCAATGAGTGCCCAATGGCGGAGAAATTTGCAGGCAAGGAGAATGCGAGTCGATTGACGCATGCAGCAAAGATGGCGTCGGTGACAACACCAATGTTGAGGCCCAAAACCACTGGAAGGAAAGGTATACCCCGGTAGTCAGGAGCCTCAAAATCGGGGATTGCACCCAAGCACGCAGCAAGGCACATATTGTACATTGGTACATTCAACCGCCTAATGCTCATATCAACATGGCCAAACAAAAGGTACTTGATGTCAGCAATTTTCTTGTCAACCCAAAGGAACTTTTGAAATGCGAACTTTGACCGGCTGGACCGGAAAGCGCAATAGACCCAATGCTTGAACAACCTACTAGTGGCTGTTGAAGCATGGGTGCCTTGTGGGATGAGAACTTCCCCATTGAGGTAATCGTAACCAGATTTTGAAACGATAGCCTCAAGATGCCTGTCAGTGTGAATCATGTTGGCCTCACGCAGAAAGACCAAAGGCCAAGAAAGGTAGGGTTTTAAGGGTGTCATCAAGAATGTGGTGAGTGACGAGTTGTAAATCTCGGGATTCACAACATCAACGATTCGACCCAAAAAGTTGGTGATAACATCGAAGAAGGTGAGAGAGCCGTAGACAACAATCTTGGCGATACGGGCTTCTTTCTCCCATTCTTCAATTTCAGTGTCAGGATCTGACATCTTGGTGGAGGCATCATACCATTTGCGCAAAATCTCATCATATGTTGGCACCTCAAGCTTATAAGTTGGCTGGGTGCTCTGGATCTGGGACACCTTTAGAGAGATCGCAGCAACTAGTGAATCGTAGATGTCCCTGTGGTGTGCAGTCAACAGGAGATAAGAACGCAATCTGGTGGCTTGGTAGGGCAAGTCACGGTTGACAACCATGGCTTTAATTTTGCCAACGAGCTTGGACCTATTGTGGTACACACACCAATCAGGGGCACTTATGCCAGCAGCCGCAAGCTCGTCCCGCATTATGGATGAAGGGCGCTTGCCGTACTTGGAGAGAAACTCCAAGTCTTCAAGATCACCATGGGCTTCCAGATTGTTGGTGACACCCCAGGATGCCATCGCCATTTGGATGTTTTTCCAAGTCCAAGTTGCAGGAGCGTCACGACGCCAGGATATCAAATGGTCATCACCATACACCGACAGTTCTACAAAGTGCTTGAAGTCCTTCGCAGAGAGGTTGGTGACTTGTTTCCAAGCCATTAAATAAAGGACGACCATCCCAATAGAGTTGTCCATTGAGGTGGAGGAGTGGCCAGTGGAAAGACCAGTCCCCTTCCTCCACACATTACCTTGGGATGTCGTTGCAAGCAGTTGGGAGGAGATATTGATGTACTCCCTGTCAATGAGCTCAGCAATGCGAGGGTAATCCTTATGAGATCGGAAGCCCTTCTTGCGAACCTCCTTGATGATTTCGACGACTTTGCCTGAGAGTGTGGAATCAAACTCAGAACAGTCACCGGCATAATGAATATCAAAATGGGAATGCCTAGCATAAACGGTGCCCATGCCGGCGCCATTGAGGGGCAACCCAACCTTGATAGGAGTCGTCAGATACTTGAAGTTATGATTGGGGTAATAATTCCAAACAGTTGACGATATATAATGTGTCAGTGGCGCACCAATAATGGTGCGGAGCTTGTCATTTTGCCATTTCTTAGGGGGCAAAGCTTCGCGCTTTATCGAAACAGGGGCAATAGGGACCAACGATGGGGCCCAAAAGAAAGTCTCTTGCCAAAGTTGATAGAACCGCTCGGTTCCAAGTTGCCTGATAGCCTCAGACCGCCTCAACTTCCGGTCAGTCCCGTCAGGCTTCGACACTTTTGCCCATGGCGCAAGGCCATAACTCTTTTCCCAACGTTTGATCACAGTATCGAAAGCAGCAAGCCTAGACTTCTCAAAAATAGGAGCTAACAACTCCCAAACCTCATCAACTGCAAGGTCTATAAACTTGTAATCTTTCTCTTGGAAGTAACGAGATGTGGCTTTAAGTTCATTGACGTAAGAAGCGTAACCTTCAGTACGGCGGTATTCAATGGCATCGTCAGCCTCGAAGTCCTTGAGTGAGTCATCGACGTACAATTTGACCTTCCTAATGGTTTGGTTGAAGTCAAGGCCAGCCACAGCCCAATCAGGGAACATTTGCTTGAACTCATCGTCCCGAAAAGCAGTGACAGAAACGTTGACAGGCCAACCAATGGAAGACAGTTTGTCCAGAGTGGCCTGAAGGCCCTCCTCATTAAAAGGCAGGGATGCAGTACGAACAAAGGAAGGCAGGTTGACATCAGAAATCACCTGTTGAACAGCAGTCCACAAAGAATTGAACCGGGCCTGGAATCTGGTCCGTGTCTTGTAACCCTTCGTCTTTGCCGGGGCCTGGAATCGCACGCAACTGCGCAGCATAATGAAGAAAGCTGCAAAGAGTAGCTTCCCCAGATACCATGCATGAAGCCAATTCCAAGGATTTGCGCAAGCAAGAAGCAACTTGGTAATGGGCCACACCACGTAACGACGCACTAAGAACCCATAGAGGTCGAGCACAGGTGATGGGAGCAGCACGCTAGCACAACCCACTGCGAGCACATAGCGTACAAAGCCATAAAGGCGCGCATGGGCACCACGTACGTTGCTGGTGAGCCTAGAAGCCAAGAACAAGAACAAGAGGAAAACCATGACAAAAGGAGTGAGCATGAGATCCCATGTTGTGATGCGCATCAGTGAAACAACACGGGCAAATGCCATAACCCAACAAGCAGCAGGGTGAAGGTCATTGGGAATGGGGTCCCAAAGCGACACGCGAACTGATGACATCTCGACAAGTTTGAAGTATTCTGTGACGTCAAGATCCGTTGTGGTGGGGTTTAAAGCTCCAGGCACGTCGCATTGGAGTTTAGGCAGAGCTACATTGAGCACACTGAAAACTTCAAGGTCCCTAGACAGACGAACCTTGCGCCAGTATTGAGAGACATTCAGCACTATGTTGCCGAGTGGCTTCAAAACAATGAACACGCCGAGGAGGCCAGAACGAGGGAGCACATGTAGGCGACGGCCGACACCAGGCTTGATGACCCAAAGCCACCTGGTGAAGGAACACAGCAGCGTGAAAGTGATCAACTCAACACGTTCTGGGTTCAGCCGCCAAAGGAACAAGACGGCGGAGCTCAGCACGGAAAAGATCACAGAAGCGGTGAAGGCAAAGGCAATGTACACATAGCGCCATTTGTAAGCAGCTAAGTAAATCATGAAACCAAATGGTGCGTTGAGCACTAATACACTCGCGAAGGAGAACAGCAAATAGCTGAGCACAAGGGTGAGGAAGAAAGTGACACGGGTCAGTACTGACCTCAAAGCCCCAACCATCGGCCACACAAGCTCATCAACAACATCACCATGAGGCTGGGGTTCGAGACCAGGGACAAACCCCTCCAAGAACAAACGGTAGAACGGCAAGGAAGGCATGTCGCAATTAACCACAATAAAGAGTAGTGGGCCTGTGAAGTTTTCGCAGTTCTAGTGCGCGCTGTAGTCGTCGTCGCTTGGAAGGACAACGATAAAGCGATTACCAACCGACACACCAGGTGTTTCGACCGGGAGAGGTCATCCTCAGGGTTGTACTCCCAAAACAAACCAGCCCAGCTGGTGAAAAGAAAAACAAAGAAGGAAAGAACATCCACTGGGATGTAATTGCACGTGTCCGTGCGGCGTTACGCTCTACTTGAGTCGGGACTACGTAGAACACCAGGGTCACCCCCGTGCCGCGCTATGCGTGCATGCCGAGAGGCGCCAAATGGAACAACCCCCAGGAGCTTGGAACTCCTTAAAAGCAGCACTGAAGCTAGCCACGTATAAGAACAAACGTGTCTAGAACAGGGTCCCATAGAGGGCCA